AAGATGCTCCAGTTGCAATAACTTCGAAGTTACTAGCAACACCAGTAGTTGAAGCAGTGTTAGGAACGACAAACTTGCTCATCTCCCATTCTCCAGGAGTAGCAACACCACCAAGAGAAATCGGCAAAAGATTTCCAGCAACACCAGCAGTGTGATGCTCGGCATCAGCATAAACCTTGAAGTCAAGGAATTTAGGTCGAACAGATTCAGCCTCTTCAAGAGCCTTATTATTCATACGTTGCCAAGAACGAAATCCTTTTTCCCAAGCATTGGACATAACCCAAGTGTTAGGAAGCTTGTGAACACCAATAGATCCAGCAAAATTGGAAGTTGTAAGAAATTTAAAACCAGCAACAGCCCAATTAATTCCCTGACGATAGAATCGACGATTCACCAAAGAAGCTACTTGTGATAAATCAATGTAAGATGTTGAAGCACCTGCAGGAGCATTATGTGCAAAATACAGGGTCTGTGCAGCAGGTTGGATTTTACTACCTTTTCTCGAGTAACGTCTCTTCGCCATAGCCATCAGGTAGAACATCAATCCTATATTGGTTTCGGCCAAAGGGCCTACTTAATCGGGGATTAGTAAACATGAAATCCTCAACTTCAGGCATCATGTGTTTAGGTGCTTTGAACGGTTTTGTAACATAAGCAACCTTAGAACTGTATTGAATCAACTGATCCAATTCATGGGGTTCACAATAATCTAACGTATATCTTGTTCCATATCCAAGTTTTGCCAGGGCCGAACAACTACGTCCCTTGTTTTCCTTTTGGAGGAGAAGCTCGCCTTCAACTTCAACGTGCCTGGAAGTTTCCTTCAGACGATCCAATTTCTCTGGTCCAAAAAACAGAGAATGCATATGTACATTCCACCAACCTTTGTTGTTGTTGTAGGTGAACTCGAGAAAATGAGTTCCACCATCTGCGCCAAGTCCATAATCCGTATGTCCTTGTTTCATGTGTTTCCCACAAAGTAACCTGTTCATGCCACGCATAGAGTGCCATCCCGTAAGTCCGGGCAAGGTTGTCCTGGACACAGCATAATCATACTGTTCCTTCAGAGACTTGAAGCGAATTCCGCTTTCATGTTTCTGTCCAGGTAACGTAACGGTTAGAACTCCAACTTGGATATCATTGCCAAAATAATGTTTGGCCACTTTCAACCGTTCCTTAATTTCATGCGCCCTCTTACCAGCTCTCTTTCGTTCGCAACTTGGGCAAGCAAGCCAGCGGGCGCACTTGTGCTTCCAGGCTTCGTCTGGTCTACCGAGCCACGCTCCTTTACAGATCGCTAGACCAACCCTGTCATTACGGCCCGAACTAAATGTCATGAGAACCAGCCTCCATCGTTGATGTAGGCACATTCTCTACAGATGTAATCTGAATAGAGAAGTGGCTCATTGCACATTTCACAATCCACAGAATGGATGAGAAATTTCACGTATTTCTTGACTCGCATGTTACGCTCGAACAAAAAATAACATTTAGCAAGTTCGGTGTACAAACAAGTAGAAATTACATTTCTAATCTAATATGCCAAACTCGTGGCCGAGTTCCCATCCGGCATATATCAGAAGACCAGCTACAGCAATGGTATCTCCAACCGGAAGTGGGCCGTCAGCAAAAGCGACTGAAGTGGCAACTGTCAAAGCAGTTCTGATGCGCATCTTGCGGCTGCGATCCCAATGAGAACGTGCAGGTGTTCGAGTCCGGTCGGCTCTCGTCGTTGCCTCCTCGGCTTTTGCCGAACTGCGCCTTCGTTCCAGGCGCTCGGCTGCAATCCCGCCGAAATAAGGAGATGGAAGTGAGGTGTGGTCAAGTTCCACTATATGTCCAGTGATCTCAAAATAGCTCTTCAGACAATCCACTCCTGGAGACATTCAACACAGGTGTGTTTGTAAATTCCATAATCAACGATCTCATAGGATTCGTTGTCACCTGATCCGCAACGTGGGCAGATTTCAGCTGCCATCAATATCGCTTCCGATAAGTACGACGTCTTCGAGCAGGTGCTTTAACCAATTTCTTGGTAGACTTACGTTTGTTGGTGTAACGGTAACGCATGAGTTTACCGTTCTTCCTGAAGGTTTTGCCGTAGTTGTATTTTGCCATCAAAAACACACTCCGTTCATTTGCGCCAAGAGGCGATCACTGACACCGAGCAAGTGGAGGGCCACTAAACATAGAAGATATTCAACTCGGTTATTTTTCAGATGATTCATGACAGAAGCGGTAGTGACCGCCGCCTTGACAGTTTCTGTTTCTGGAGTAGGTGTCATAATATCACATCTCCGTCATTGGTTCACAAAGATATCCTCTGTGTTCACCAGGTATTAGATCAATCATCAAAACCCAACCACCAACATCACCAATGGATGAGGTATCAATTCGAATAAGACCGCAAGGGAAATTTCCTCCCTTGATTCGAGAAGTTCCACCAACAGTAGTTGCGGTAACGTATTCATAATCATGAACTTGCAAACCAGTCAATTGATTAGCTCCACCCGGATACATTGTATCAGTATTGACACCATCGTTCTCGAAAGGATAAGGTGCAATATTATTCTCAGCAATCATATCAGAAATTACCTGGTCATCTTGTTGGGTGCCTTCGTTAAACAAAGCAGAGAGAAAATTCTCTGGAGTAGCACCGTCAGCATCAGCTGCATCATCAGGAGTGTTTGGATCGAGAACGTCTGGAAGACCTCGAGAAGCTGCATAACCTTCAATCAGTGAAACAGCATTCAAAGTTGAAGCACCACCACCGGGGTAAGATGCTCCAGTTGCAATAACTTCGAAGTTACTAGCAACACCAGTAGTTGAAGCAGTGTTAGGAACGACAAACTTGCTCATCTCCC